GTATCTTTTCTTTACCCAATGAGAACCAACACCACCTGGGTTAGCAGTACAACGTAGGTAAGTCTGTATATCAGAGTCAGTAGTACGCAGCCGAGAAGCAAGGTAGTTCCAGCTAAATTCTGTAGGTAAATGTGTGATTTCGTCAAAGCCAATCCAACTGTATGCTTGACCTTGATAACGATATACGTCTGCATCGCGTTCAAGGAATCCAAACTCTACCTTTGCGCCACTTGGAAAGTTCCAAAGCTTTTCAACTTCTCTAAACTTAGCACCAGGAAAAGCTAATGGGTATAACTCACGCGATTTATCTATCATCTCGCGCAGTTCTGGCATAGATCGTCTAAGAATCAAGGCACGATGAGCTTTTTTGTGCGCATAACGCAGGGGATCAACTAACATTGCGTAAGATTTACCACCACCTGCAGCACCACCGTAAAGAACATCCTTTTCACCTGCGGCAAGGAAGTCTGTTTGTGGGCCTTCGTTGGGATGAAAGATAACTTTAGAGTCTTTTATAGCTTCTTGTATAGATGGTGTCGTGCTTTCTATATCTTCGGTTGAAACTACTCTACTTTTCTTACTATTAGTAGGAGCTGTAACTTTAGAAAGAAGTTCTTTTTCTTTTAATAGTTTTTCTTTCTTAGCTTTAACGCGCTGTTCAGCTTTTTTAAGCTCTCTTTGTTTCTTTGCTAACGCTAGTTTTCTTTTATGTTCTGAAGAACGGTTATAACTAGCTTTAACTTCGCCTTTGCTTTTAGGTCTACCGCTTTTCTTTCTAGGTTTTCCGTCTTTATTTAAAACAAAAGCACCGCTTTCATCAGTAACGTATTCTTCTGGAAATATTAACCATAGATCTTTATCTAAATATTTCTTTAAAGATACATGGCTTATCTTTCGCCCAGTCTTTTCAGACAACAAGACAGAAGCTTCTCTTAAAGAAAGCTTTTTATTATATATATTACGGAGAGTCTTGTTTAATTCTTCAAGTTGTGAAGATATAGGCTCTAGATAGCCTTGTATATTACTTAGCTTATATCCAAAAGGAATAGTAACACTTTTCTTTTTAATGTATCCTTTAGGTATATCTAGCATATTTCTTTATTTCATAAATGGTAGTTTTGATACTAGCGATTTAAATAGTTCTGGGTTACGTCTTTTAAGTACTATCAACGCAACAACAACTACAAAACCACTTATAAGTAGAAAGTCCATAATCATTCCTCCTTTACAGTTACATCTTCAAATTCAACATCTATAGTTTGCTTTTCAGGCAATATAAAGATGCCTCCTGTGACGTTATGATTAACGTCTAACTTCTCCTTTTTAGTAACACCTACTCTATCAAGGATAGTTTGTGCTGCTTGTACTTTAATATTGGCTTGTGGTACAGCATGTTCTGTAGACATAAGTTCAATTAACTTAAAAGCAGCCTTTGGAGCTTCACGAGCAAGTACGTCTGAGGCTAAATCCACTATTTCTTGTCTAAGAGATTGTATTATTTGATAGTGATTTCCTGAGTATCCTGCAAGTTCCGCTGCAAGCTTTAAGTCTCCCTTTGTTTCTACTACGTTTTCAAGGAAAGCTTGTTGTTTTTCTGTGAGGTTTCTTTTTGAGGCTGGTAAATTAGACATAAGATATATTATAGGAACGTTGGAGAGTTTGTCAAGTTATTTATTTTCTTATTAGACCTTGACAAATGTGAAATCTGACTGTACAATATCCTTGTACCCCCCGGGGTTGCATAGATATACAGAGTAGGAGAGTACTATAAAGCCTTTACTGTGCGCGGAATGCCTCTGTGTAGTGCTGCTTAACACTCTGAAGTTCTTCAAAATGTATAAGATTGTGCATATGTATACCTGGGCCCCCTGTGGAGCCTCCCTCCCCACTATAAAGAACCCCACCACTATAAGAAACTTCATAGATTTCATAGACTTACATAGATTTATATAGTCAAAAAGCATAGCTCTCTATAGATTAGTTAATATTTACAGCTCTATAGAGTCTTTTATAGTGCCTTTGCTATAACTCCCCAGATCTACACAGCTCTATATAATCCCTATAGATTCTAGACACTTAAACGATATTCGATAAACTCGATAAATTTTCCAATACTTCATAAATGGGGTATGGGTGTTATCTAGACATAGCGATTCTGGGCATTCTATGGGGTATAGATTGAGAGATCTTTTGTGAGATAGGGGTTAGTGTAGGGTAGGTATATTAAACGTTGCTTAGATCGCAAATTCTGGTGGGTTTATTTTAGGCAAAAAAAAGCCCCAATTAAGGGGCTATAAAACATTGCGTTTTTATTGGGGGTTTACTTGGTAGCCATTAAAGCCTTAAGAGATGCCACGCTGACGCCTAATTCGTTGGCTACTATTTTGAGTGCATCACCTTTAGTCACTTTTGTTGTGATTTTTTTCGATGGTTTCGCTTTTGTGTTTTTCATGATTGCCTTAAAAGCTTTTGAGGTAACGTCAATCCCATAATGCTCCCATTCAGGTGGGTTAACCTCTTCACATTCTTTTTGAAGTTTATATAATTCGCCTCCAGTTTTTTTGAATGCTTGGGCGAAGTCAGGCAATGCTTTGGATACTTGTTTAAAATAACCGTAATCATGCTCTGATTTTTTAATTGGTATATATTCAATCCCTAAAGCTGAGTGCACAAATTTAAGTGTAGATCGTATCCCTTTGCCATTGATCATTTTATCTACACAATAGGCGATCTGTTGTGATCTCTTATACATTGCTTGAGATTCGTTTTTAGTAAACTGCTTTTGTTTTGTTACTTTAATTGATGAATTTTTCATCGATGTAATACCTCTTTATTATTTGGCGAAATTGCCAGCGTCAACCATTGGGCTAACTGGTTCCAGTATTGACTTGATGACGTGCAAAAGTCAACCATGCTCTGAATGCCTTGATTTTATTGGGCTTCAAGCCCTCACCATTTTTGAGCAATTTTCAAAAAACCCCTATTTTTTAGTGAATTTATAGTCAAAATCCAAAAATTACACTTATTATAATAAGTTGGCCTAGTTCTGGTTTCTTTAGGAGGAGTCTTAATAATGTTCTGTAGCCTATAAACTGGCTACCTATAGCCGCCAGGGAACTATAGTTTAATCAAGACTGTAGGCATTTGACTGTCAACTGGGTTGTCGTGTTAAGCTGTCCTCACGACATCGGGAAACATATTTTAACATCCTAAGAGGGAAAGCCATGAGAAAGAAAAACCACACTATCGTTTTAAACGATGACACATCTGTCACAACTAAAGCAAACACAGACCAACTTATTAAAAAGATTGATAAAGCAAACCATGATGGTGGTATGTTATTATTTAAGAGCATCTCTTGTAATATGTATAAGCGAGGTGCAAAATATTTATACACTTATTTCTTTAGTCTTAGACCAGCACCAGAAGAATACATGGTAACGTTAGTTAATGTTAGACCTAGAGATACTAAGTACGCTGTCAATACTGGCAACTCTGTATGGGATTCGCCATACCACATACCATTACAGGAGGAAGCGTAATGAGATTGATTGAAAAACAAGCGTTGCATAAAATACTTCGCGACAGTTTAGTACCAATGTTATCAGACTTATGTGAGAGTGAAATCTTGCACATAGGGACAAGCTCAATTATATATGTATCTACTTTAGGTTTTTTAGTTTTTAAAGATCATGAAATTACTAAAGACAATGAGTATTTTGAAGAGGTAGAAGGCATTATGGAGTTTAGTAAATGTTGGATTAAACAAACTCCCGATGAAGCACTACGACTTATTTCTTTAGATACTTTAAAAGAGTTTGTAGAAGATTATGAACTGCACTTAAATGAGGTAAAGAAACCTAAAGGCACAAAGGTATTAGTCAGATATCCAGAAGACGAGGAGGTAGCTCAATGATATTAAAAGATAGATTAGAGTTTGCTCAAAATATTATAGAATCTTACGAGCATATTAGAAATAACGGAACACCAGAAGATATTAAAGAAATATATAATATTATAGCTGGTCGAGATTTAATAAACCACCCCTATGTTATAGAAAAGCACCGCAAACATATTGACTTTAATTCTTTTATGACTAACTTGGATAACAGTAACAAGCGCAGTTATACTAAGGCAGTATATTTAAGAATGGTTAAGTTAAAGAAGGAAGGAAACTTAACACCATTTAAAAACCATTGGGAAGTAAATGAAAATGATTGAACCTTATATACCTACTTGTGATGATTGTGGGGAGGAACTAAACTATCAAGAGAAAGAGGAAGATGTTGGTATATTCTTTCAAGGGTGGTGGTGTGAATCTTGTGATAAAGAATTATAGTATGTTCGCTGGGCTAACTAATTTATATAGGCATTTGACAGGATTTCTTGTGGCATGGTACATTATTTCCTGTCGAGTCTGAGGAGGAGTGATGAAATATTAAACAGATCTACAAAGTATCTTCATTGTTATCTTTACAATATTTTTGTAGAGTTTTACAGAGTTACAAAGGTGTAAGACAACTACCTTTGAAGTGTTGTCAAACTACTAAGAGGGAACAAAAATGATTATAAACGTAATCAAAAAACAGAAACCACCAGTAAGAGTTACTAGCTGTATGAAGTATGCTCAATGGCGAAGTGTCTTTAATAATATGGCAGTAGGAGATTGGTTTGTTGTATCTAAAAAAGATCGACAAAGAACTGCTATAGCTTTTAGATATCATGGCTATGGTAACGGAGGTTATACAAGTTACAGACACCCAGATGATGCAGATAGTATAGTGTTTGTTAAGTCGTAGCTTTCCCCCTGTAGAGTTGGTAGTAATCTCTTTTACCAAAAGGATACGGAAGAATATACTACACTTCCTGTTCGTTGATAGTATTGCGGTGAATAAAAACTACCAGTTTAAATAGAGGACTTCAGAGTGCGAGTAGTTAAGTCTACCATCAAGTAATGTGAGCATAGGTATCTATTTAAAAAGAAGTTGGTAGTCTGCTTTAAAAAACTACCCCTAATTTTAATAATGTAATGAGGAGATTACATATGTCATACAAACTTTTATCACAACCTAATTCTAATCCTAAAGTAAAGAAGGGCAACACTAAAGATAGTGAATACATTACAACTATCATGCACCTTAGACCTTCATCAACTAGCATATGTCCTTATCAAAATATAGCTAAATGTAAGGAGGCTTGTTTAAATACTGCAGGTTTAGGAGGAGTCTATCCAAGTATTCAAAAGTCTCGACAAGCTAAAACAGATTTGTTTTTAAATGACAGAGAAACTTTTATGACTATGCTTTACAAAGACATAGAAAAGTTTGTAAGGTTCTGTGAAAAGAAAAACAAGAAACCTGCAGTCAGATTAAATGGTACGTCAGATATTCAATGGGAGACTATTAAGCATGAAGGTGTGACTGTGTTTGAGAAGTTTCCTCAAGTGCAATACTATGACTACACCAAGATTCCAACAAGGAAAATATCCCACATACCTAACTATCATTT